AGTATTGATATTAAAGGTAAAATAGATTTTACAATAGTTGAAGGTTCTTTAAAAAGTAATAAATTTAATAAATTTATGAAAAAAATAATGACTTCCTCAAATTATATTTTTATGGATAATGCTTCTATACATAAAAATATATTATTTAAACAATTTATTAACAGAAACGATTGGAGATGTAATATTATATACTCCTATAGAAGAGATTGATAAAGTTGTTTTGCCAAATAATGTTCGAATTGGAGATGCAAGTGCATTTGGATATAATTTAGCAGCTAATTTAAAGTTTATTAAAAATTTTGAAGTATTAGTAAAAATTCAATCTTTAAAAACAGTAGAGAGAGAACTATCATTTAAGCACGAACTTGAAGCTGGAAAACTTGTAAATACAATAAGAAAGAAATGTTTAAATTTTATGTTAACATTTGGACGATATATTTGTGATGCAGAGTTGCCAGATGAAAATAGTCCAAATTATAATATGTGTGATGGAAATAATAATATAGGATATTTATTTGTCGAATTTATTAAACCATCAGTTACATTACAAAGTTTTATACGTCAAGATGATAATCTTGCTAACGTTTATAGTTGTATGTCTCAAGTATTAAGTTCAGTTATGTTTGCCAATCATTATTTTGGTTTTACACATTATGATCTTCATTTAGGAAACATATTAGTTGTTCCAATTAACTCTTGTATGTCTCAAGATGTAATGGTTGTAAATTATCATATAGATGGTAAAGTATTAAAAAATGTTTGTTATCAAGGTTATCCTGTGATTATAGATTATGGGAGAACATATGTAAATGGAATGAAATCTGATAAAATATATATTGATAAAAGTTTAATTCATTATTATGGAGTAACATCATATAAAAGTAATAAGATATTTGATTTATGGACTTTATTTGTTAATTTTTTGTTTCACGTTTGTGCATTCAAACCAGAGTTTATTTTAAGAAATAATATCTCTACAAATTTAGATATAATTTCTTAAATGTATACAGTAAATTAACCATTAATACCATACCCAAAACTACATCCGTATCCACCTGGCCCACCATTTACACTACTGGTACCTCCATCAGCATACATTTGTGGAAAAAAAGCAGTACTTGAAGATTGCACTGTTACAATAATACCTCCACCCGAGCATCCTCCACAAGAATAATTACTTGTCAAGGTATTTAAATAGTTTTCTCCACTTACTCCAAATGCGTATATTTGTCCACCATTTGAAGTAATCGTACCTTCACATATAACAATAACTATTCCACCTGTTCCTGTAAGGCCGGTACCTCCACCTCCTGCTGTTCCACCAGGATTACCTGTTCCACCGCAAGCAGCATCATTCTGAACTGCACTTCCATTACCTCCTGCTCCACCGAGTGAAGAACCAGCCGTTGCTAAAGTTCTAAAATTATCCGTTGCTGAACCACCGCCCGTACCACCTGAAAATGAAGACCCATTTCCTCCTGCACCACTTACTCTGGTTGGAACTGTTCCAAGTTTATTTCCACTACCACCTCCACCTGTTTTTAATACAGTACCAGTAAAATCAGAACCACCATTATTACCTGTATATCCATATATTTCATCACTTGCCGAACCACCTAGAGCACCTACTGCTGCAATATATGGAGTCACAGGTTGACCAGTACTAGTAAAATATAATGGATCAGAGGAAATTGGTATATCAAATGATGCAATATTAGCACCTGTAGGGCTTGTATTTGCTCCACATGCTGTCATCGAAATATAAGATGAACCATCTGTAAAAACTAAATTACCAGTTACATAGATTACCATAAAAAGTCTTCGTTTAACATCAGGATCCGGTGGAAAATTATAAACTGTTCTATTTGGCGGTGTATAGTTTGGATTTACAGTTGGAATAAGAAAAGTGTTTGAATCTATAGTTAAATCACCCTTTGCTACAATAAATGAAGCAACATCATGACGATCACTAAAGAGAGATGCTACATCTGCTTGGGTTAATATTGTTCCACCAGGAAGAACATTATATTCATAATTTCCACATGGATTCCCATTTAATGTAAGGCTTCCTCCTGTACTTAGTCTATTTCCATTATAATTAATTCCTGGGTTTTGTACTGTAGTTACTAGCCCACATGTTGCAATAGTCTTTGCAAAATCATAAAGTGAAAGAACATCTGCATCACCGCCTGCAAAAGTTATGGGTGGAACACACATATAGAGTGGAGAATCAAATGGATTTTGTTGCGTTTCATCAACAAATGCACGTATTTGTGAATTATTATTTGTTACAAATGTATTGTTTTGCCCAGGTGTAGGAACCCAGCGAAATGTAAATTCCATGTCTATCTACTAGGAAAGATTCGTTTTTTACCTACAAACCGTACATATCCCCAGTAAATAAGCGCGAGTGGAACTACACAAAGTGCCACATAAAAAAGTCCAATCAGAATCTTACAGACTATCTTCATCCAGTCTGACATCCAAGACATTTCATGTTTATGGTCCATAATGGAATCATGTGAAGGCTTACAGACAGGGTCGACTGAGAAACACGGTTCATAATAGGTATTATCTAAAAAGATAATGTCCCCCTTATGTTCATAAAAGAAGGCATTCTGAACACTAGGGCCTGTGGTTCCATTAAGATAGAGTTCCTTTGTTAAGAAATCTCCCTCCTTTAAAGTTGAATTCGTCATTCGGGTAATGAGTTCTAGAATGAGCAGATGATGAGGTTTAGCCAAGACAATTGCATTATTTGTCTGTCCTATCATATTTCCTGGAAAGGCTGAGAGACTTACGATAAGTTCAGCCGTATCAATCTTCGGAGTTGTATCAATGGCTTTCAGAGATTTCATATCGGTATCGACAGTGATACCTCCATATGCATAGAGTATAACAAGACGACCAAAGTCCACCTTTTGAACAAGATACGGTAACGAGTTAAATTTTGCTAGCACGGCTGGAAAGAGTTTTCTACACTCATCACGAAGACTCACTTCATCCCACACCATATGGGTGTATCCTGGATTCAAGGTCCTCAAACTATTGACATTCTCGGCAAATTTTGGCGGCAGCGCATTCCAACCCTGTAGCCAAATTTGGTGTGTAATCCTGGGTATTTTACGCCCCTCCATCCTATTTACGAGCCTTAAAAAAATCAGTAAAGACGTGATAATCGCCGTCATAGACTAAATACGTAATGACAACTGCAAGGATAACATCTACAGTGTAATGTGACCGTGTTAAGATAATGATGGCCATATTGAGTAGATTAATGAAATAGAAGAATGCGGGACTAATGATTCCCTGTCTCCAAAAAATCAGTGTAGCCAGTAAGACAAAGGCGGTGTGACCACTAAAGACCTTGTCATAGCAATTGCCTTTAAAATAATTAAATAATCCCATTGCAGTATCGCATTTGTCGTGCTTGGGAAGAATTGTTACAATCGTTGTTAGTGCACGAACCACCATAATCAGGAGAAACTTTGCACCAAATTCTTTGACAATCGGAATGGGGTTTGGAATAAAAAAGAATGACAGCGCCGTTAGCGTAATAATCACATCGTTATAGGCTTTATATTCATGTAAGTCGGGAACAGTTACATGAAGTAAATCAAAAATCTTACCTTTCTGGTCAGACTTGTAAAATTCATCTCCAAGTACTTGAACAAAGTAATTGGAGGCGAACACTAACACTAGGAGAAATCCGACCCAGAGCGTATCTCTCATCCTACTTGGATGTCTCCTTTTTATTAAATCTTTACACTCAGTATAGAATGTCTGGTATGTTCAATCGTGCGGTCAAGCAAGTTGCGGCTGTTACGGGCCTAGCCCGCCGTGGCGTAGTCTACTTTGATTACGATAACGGCGATCTGATTGTCCCTGTTCAGGTGAGTGGAGCCCCGAACTTTGAGGCGCGCGGAAAGACTGCGGCCGATCTGAAGATGGATTTCGACCGCAAGATTGGCAGCTCGAAGACAGGCTACAAGGTACTCGGCTCCATGCCGAATATGGCCAGGAGCATGTTTGGCAAGAAGGGCGGCAAGTCACGCAAGAATCGTAAGACAAATGCTCGCAAGAATCGCACTCGCCGCAATTAGTTACCAAACAGTAACGCCGAGCGACCCTTTTCAAACTCCAATGCCGCCCATGTCTCCACATAGACATCCAAAAACGTATTGGGTGAGCCTGGCAGCGCAGTCAGTGTAATTAAGAGTGTAGGCCTATCCGCCGTCGTAAAATTAATGGATCCCTCCAATTGCCGTGCAAAGGGAGCAGTCCGTCCTACGATGTCACCGAGAGCCCAGTTCATAAAAGAGATATTATATCCCGAGTCGCGCTCCTCTTTTGCATGCTGCACTAACTCATGCCATACAAGCGAATCCCATGATGTCTCTCTGTCACGACCTGCAATAATAAGCGATAATGCGCTATACGCTTGTCCGCCACTCACATCCATTGTATATTGCCACCGCTGATTGGCTAGTAGGGCAGGCTGTGTGCGGAATGTCATCACTATACGTGCAGCAGGATGATCTGCATCAAGTCGCCGTGTTACATACGCCGTTCCATTCCGCGTCAAAGGCGCATAATCAAGTTGACCCTGTGTGAAATTATTCTCATAGAGCCTTTCAAACGGTACTGTTAACACACTACTGCGCATAGAATCTTGCATTTCCCTATCTGTATAAATATGCCGAGTCTCCAATTGTATGGTCGGCGCAGGAATCTCCAGGCGACCCAACGTAGTAAATTGTACAGGAGTACCACCCGCTGTAGTCACAATCTGAAAATCACTACGGTTCCAAGGTATAGGTTTCGGCCTGCCGTCAGAAGCCTCTACGATGTCCTCCAGTTTTCGTAGAACACAACGGACACGAAACGCCTGCTCGGTTGCACAGATACGAGGAAACCCACCATCATCTGCATCCTGACATCCTACAAGCGGTAATGCCAGTCGCAGGCGACCAGGTGTAGCATTCCGTTGTATGGAGAGCGCTGAGCCGCTGTGAACACCCGTCAGTGCATTCTCTAAAAACGCGGACGCAAGTGAGCCACGACTGCGAGTTGTTGCAAAGAGTTCATCACCGCTCCATTCCTGAACGAGAAGTCTGTCCTGAAAAAACTGAATCTTCTCAAAAAGAAAATACGCAATACCGCGGGTATATCCGTAGGTGACACCGGATAAATCTGTAATGACTGAATTTCCATTCAGAACAGCCTGTGTCATAGGAAGCCAGGTAGGTAGATCAATTACCAGTGTCGGTTCAATGACAACATCTCCAGCCACTTCAAATTGAAACTCAATGGAACGACCAAACTCGGTGGCCTGAAGAGGAGGGATGCGGCGCAGTTCATGAATAACCGCGGCCTGCGACTCGTAGCGATTATCATATGGAAAAAGTGCAGTTGCATCATCTGAAATAAAGTATGCGTCTTTGTTGCCGCGTGAAACAAGCTCGTAAAGAGGCCCTTCGCTAGTTACATTTGTCGCATTCATCAGCGACTCTTGTCTATGATGAATGAGTTTTTCTATTAAGGATTCACGCGTTAGCCTCAACCTCCTCTTCGACAACAGGTGCAAGCAGTTTCAATGTTGCCGCTCGCTCAACACGCTTGGGTAGGTCAATCACTGCCTTTCGTCCATATCGAGCAAACCAGAATTCATGTGTCGCTTCCTCACCGTCCTTAATCCATGTATCTAAGAATGTCTTGGCCTGTTTATAGCCGGGATCTGATACATGAATACCAAGTTCCTGAAGTTTCTTTAATAAGGTCACTGCTTCTTGAACACGCTCCGCCTTTGTCTTATAGACAACCATACTAGCACTACTGAGCATTCGTTGTATAGACATTTACCGTACTTAGATAATACCGACCTTGCGCAATTAGGTCACGCTGCTCATAATTCGCATAGTTATAGGTCGCAGTGGTAAGGGTGCTGAGGGGAGTCGTATTGCCATAGCCTCTCTGCGGTGTTAGAACCTGAGCCTGATAATTAATCCACTGCGTGCCTGACTGCAGATTTTTGATATATTCGCTAAAGTCCATTGCGCTCTATCTAAAACTCTGAAATTCAATTCTATAGAAAGAACGAAATGTGCGGCATCTTTGCCTGTTTCGGTAGCATACAATGTCCGGGCATCGAGGCATGCGTCGCAAACCTCAAGGCTCGTGGACCTGAGACAACGGCCATAGTAAAAAAGTCATGTGGAACCTTCGGATTTACACGTCTTGCCATCAATGGTTTGAATCCTGCTGGAATGCAGCCGTTCAGCAAAAATGGAATTACATGGATTTGTAATGGTGAAATCTACAATGCAAAGGCACTTGCAGAGGAGTATAACATTCCTATGCCATCAGGCTCTGATTGTGAAGTCCTCGGTCCTCTCTATGAGATACACCGTAACTCACCTGAGACTTTTTTCCGTTCTCTCGATGGTGTATTTGCTATTATTCTCTATGACGAGAAACGTGACTTCCTACTCTGGGGCCGTGACCCCTATGGCGTTCGTCCTCTCTTCGCAGCCTGGCCATCCGTGAAAAACTTTAGTATCTCAGGAGTCAATGACTTCTGTGCTCTCACACTAAAACTCAATCTGTACGGCCATCTAACAAATAGTATTGTACTTGCAAGTGAGCGCAAAGCCATTCCGTCTTCACACGGAAATGCTATGCAATTCTCTCCAGGTCACTGGGCATCAGTTAAGGCATCCGATGCTTCCAATTTTTCGATGTATGCATATCATCAGAGTCCATGGCTGAAGAATCCTTCGTATAGCCCAGCGAACCCTAAGGGTATTGCGACTGCAGCAACTGCTCTGCGCTTTGCCTTAGAAGAGGCTGTAAAGAAGCGTCTTATGACTGAGAGGCCTTGTGCGGCACTTTTGAGCGGGGGAATTGACAGCAGTCTGATTGCCGCATTAGTGCAGAAGAATCTCAAAGAACTGGGTCTTCCTGCTCTAAAGACATTCAGTATTGGAATGCCAGGTAGCACTGATCTCAAATATGCAAAGATGGTAGCCAATCACATTGGCTCAGATCACACAGAAGTTATTTTGACAGCAGATGATTTCTTTGCTGCAATTCCTCAAGTGATTAATGATATTGAATCGTATGATATTACTACAGTAAGAGCCAGTGTAGGAAATTGGCTGGTATCCAAGGCGATTAGAGAGCAGACTGACTGTAAAGTCGTATTTAATGGCGATGGTAGCGATGAAGTGTTCGGGTCCTATCTCTATTTCTACAAGGCACCCAGTGAGCAGGCATTTGAGCAGGAAGTCGACCGACTTCTTAAGGAGATTCACTTCTATGATGTGCTGCGAAGTGATCGAACCATCAGTTCACATGGTCTTGAGCCTAGGACCCCTTTCCTCGATAAACAGTTTGTAGCCGTTGCACGGTCGATTGCAAGTGTCTGGCGACGACCTGTGAAGGGGATTCAGGTTGAGAAGTGGATTCTACGAAAGGCGTTTGAGCAAACCGACCTTCTGCCGAGCCAGGTGCTCTGGCGTCAGAAGGAGGCATTCAGTGATGGTGTGAGTAGCCAAGAAAAAAGTTGGTTTGAGGAGATTCAAGAGCGCGTTGAGCCGTGTTTACTGAGCGACTGGAAGATGAAGGCTATTGAGATTAATTATTTAACACCTACAACAGCAGAGGCCTTTTTCTACAGAACTCTCTACGAATCTTTCTATGGAACGGAATCAATCGAGACGGTCATTCCTGAATTCTGGATGCCGCGATGGTCACCTGGAGTTACGGATCCTTCTGCAAGGAAACTGGCGCACTACGGAACTGCTAGTTCCTCTTGACACAAAGAACTACCACGAGACTTTGGAAAATGTCCATATTCCTGCTCATAAGTGAGTTCACCCATTGGCATCATCATATTTGCACAAAAGGTGAGTCCCAGCATGATAAATCCTGCAATAATCACATTTGGTACAGAAAGTGTTCCACCAATAAGAAGAAGAGCAACACCAGAAGAATAATAGATAATTAGCATTTTTTCAGTCTTAGTTATGGGGTCTTTGGCTGAGAAAATCACTGGCATCCTACTTGAATAGTTAATGTACAAAGCGAATATTCAAATTTGAGTGGCGTTTCCCGTAAACTAAATGAGCATTAACTCATGCAGTGTAAAGGGCGTTATACAAAAGAAAAGAAAGAGATTCCATTTCCGACAAAGAGTGGATATTTCACAGAGAGGCGTTGTGGAGAGATTGCTACGCAGGATGAACTCTGTGAGCATTGTATTGAAAAGCGAAAACTCACGATTATTAAAGATGAACTCTGCTATACACCAAAAAATCAGCAATGTCAGTATCTTGGAAAAGTAGATGAGCCATATTATGAAAACTGTTGGCTATTTGGCTCACCCCGTTATTTAAAATTTG